CCCGTTAGATCCTTTCCGTACGTGAATCGTTTACCTGTTACGTTTCCGCGCTTCTTAACTAAATGAACGAATCGATCACGCACTTTAGTGCCGATAAAACTTACCGTGAATTCGATTTCTAATCCGTATTGATCTCGGATCATGTGCAGCGCAGCTAATGACGTCGGATATTCGTTAAGGTTAATGTTTTGTAATCCCGCATCATCTACGTTTCCGACTTGCCATCCTGTGCCCGCTAATGCTTTCGTTGCTGCGTTTCTTGCGCTAACTGCCGTTAATACTTCACCGTCGCAGATATTGTTATAAAGATCGTCTACGGCTGCGTTTTCCGTGAATACAGTTCGTACATACTTCCCGTCTCTTCGCTCTTCTCTCGTACGTATAATCGTGAACATAACTAATTTATGGTCCTTGTTTCGAACGATAACGTTATTACCTGCGATTAAATGTTCCGTAGCAGGATCGCTCGCCAACGTACTAAAGTCATACGTCACAAGTCCGTCGAGTTGTTCTAGATGACCGTCGGCGAAGAACTTCGGCGTTCTCGGTAGGAAGTTCGTTAAGATCGTCTTTTGACGTCCGTACGCATCTGTAACGATAATCATGTTGTTAATGTTCGTATTACTACTGCTATTCGTCATTTTATTCCGCCTTTCTGCGGGGATTTTCCCACACTGATATAAACGCAAAAAAGCGATCCTGTCGGTATATTTGACAAGATCGCGTTAATATGCTATAGATATCGATTTGTGAATGTAATATTTGTTTCGCCCGCACTCGCAGGGAATATTGCTAATTCGGACCTTCCCGTCGGAATGCTAAAGAAATCGCTAGATGGATCTAGTAATTCATTTGCGAGAATACCGTTTTTATAGATCGCTGCTGACCCCATATCGACCTCTAACGTATCACCGCGTTTGAACGCCATATCATTTAGCTGATCCCGTTGTCCTTCGTTATACTTGAATACGTTAACGTGATTTAACGTCATATAATAACGCTTGTCTCCATTCCCTAACATCGACGTTTCTAGCTGTACGCCCGCTAGCTTGTTTAAATAACGCCCAGTATAATCGGCATATTCTCGATATAATTCAGTATGGTATCGCCCTGTTTTATCGTCTATGATTGCGTAATATGTGAACCATGTAACGTAACCCTTTCGCTCTTTTCTACCGAATCGGATAATTCCGTTATTCCAACCGCTCCATACGCCATCGTAAGCGCCTCTTTCGTAAACCATTCCGATTCCGTTATCGTTATCACCGAATTTAACGGAAGCTACCTGCGCCGTTTTCATCCATGTAACATCGTTAAGATGCGCATTACCGAATTTGCGTCCGTTCTGATCTAGTAGATAGAATCCGACTCTTCCCATATCCGCACGATCCCATGATCTAAACGTACAATGCAATTCGACCATGAAGTTATCTAGTGCCGCAGGTAGGTTTCGATACATTGATGCGCCGTGCCATCCGTTAAACTTCGGATCGGTTTCGCCCTCTTTCGCCTTTCCATAATCCCAACCTTTCTGATGAAATAAGTAACCGTTACTTTCGAATGTACCGTAAACGATTCCGTTATAGACATCGCTCGCATTCGACCATTGACGAACATCTATTAACTCGTCATATAGTACGCGTTCTTCGTAGGGAATCGTCTGTTTTTGATAGTCGGGCGCTTGTCCCGCAGTTACCGCATAATCCTTACCGATAATCGATACTGTCGGCGTATCTTCGGTGAACTTGACTTTTACGTTCGGATATGCTTCGGTAGTTCCTTCGTTGACGACTTCGGTTTTCATATTACCGTGCTTAATCTCGTATTCTTTCGTTAGTCCGTCGCCTACTGGATCGGAACATAACAACGTGAATTGAATCATGCAGCTAGATCCGATAGGTGTAATCGGCGATGATCCGTCTAGTTTTGCCGTATAGCTTACGTGATTCTTAAAATCGAATATCAATTCGCCGTTATCACGATTAAGCCACGTTCGAATGGCGTCTAGCTTCGTTTCTCTTTCTAGTTCCGTATCTGCGGTGATTGTAGCTACGACATCGTAACGCATAACGTCCGTTTCAGATCCGAAATCGTAAGCGCCGATTTTACCCGACGCCTTTAATAGATTTGCGGATTTCTGCGGTAATAGATCCCGCTGAATTGTGTTAACTAACATGTATCTGCTTGCGTGTTGTCCTCTATATATGAATGCCATTCTATATCCCCCTCGCTCGTTCTCGTGATCGTTCCATGCGCGCTAACTCTTCCGCAATCTTCTCGATATCTTGATCGTCACGTACGACCATTTCTTGGATCGTGAAGTTATTCGTTACCTTGCGTTCTCCTTGCGCATTCTTCGTGCCTTGTCCCGTTGTTGTATACGCTGCGGTCGTAGTAGGTCGATTAGCAGTACGAATAAAGTTGAATAAATTCGATTGCTGCGCTTGTGTTAAGACCATTTCATTTTTTAATAACCTTGCGTCTACTTCGTCGAATTTAGCGCCGCCGCCGACCAGTCCGCGGGGATTACCGCCGTTATGATACTTCGGTCGCGTAGATCTATTCGAAGGTGAAGCACCTACCGTTCCGCCGCTATGGAAGTATTTCAGTGGGCTTAAATCACCTAGCCACGAAAGACTGATAGTTTTCGTTAATGGCTTCAGAATCTTTTGTGCTAACGTCTCATTCTTCGAATCGGCGCTCGACGTATCTGCATCGATCTTTTTCGTTTTCTTCGCCTCGGCTTGCTTGTCGAGAATATGGATAACCGCGTCCGCTGCTTTTCCGTCACCTAGAATTTTCTTAACCTTCTCCGCTAATGCCTTGCGATCAGTATCGGCGATCTTTGCGTCCGCTTGCGACTTGTCTGCGTCTACTTTCTTGGTTTTCTTCGCTTCGGCTTGCTTGTCGAGAATGTCTAGAAGTAGTTTCGCAGCAGTTGTATTACCGAAGATTTTCTTAATCTTTTCGGCGATCGCAGCTTTGTCGAGGTCCGCGACTTTCTTATCCGCGTCGCTCTTATCTGCTCCGACTTTCTTATCCGCCCTTTCTTCGACTTTCTTTTTAAGTTCGGCGTCTTTCTTTTCGGCTTCCTTCGGATCGAGTCCCGCCTCTTTATTCGCCTTTTCTTCGATCTGCTTCTTTAGCTTCGCGTCCTCTTCCTTCGCCTTGTCCGTTTTAAGGTCGACTTCTTTATCCGCAGGTTTTTCGATCTCATCGTTTAACTTCCCGTATTCTTCTTTCTGCTTCTTGATCTCTTCGGTATTCTTTGCGTGCTCGTCGCGAGTCTTCGTAATTTCTTCCTTCGCCTTTTCAGCAGCTTCCTTATTTTTCGTAAGGTTGTTGTACTCTTCTTGCTGCTTATCGTTTAACCCCTCCTGCGAACTCTTCGCCTTTTCTAACGAAGCTAATTTCTTTTCGTAACCTGCGATCGCTTTATCTAGTGCGGGAATTTCCTTGCCTGATTCTGCTGCGACGCCTGCCGCCGCCATTTGCTCTTTAATTCGGATAGCTACGGCGTTTTCTAGCTTCGCATTTTTGGCATCTAGATCGGCGATAATACCGCGGCTTTGTTGAATCGTTTGTTCGTTTGTCGATTGTTCTTCTTTCGCCTTTTCTAGACTCTTTTGTGCATTTTCTAACTTGTTTTTAGCGAAGTGGGCTTGCAGCGTATGACCTGCGTCAACGTGCGCCTGATATTCCTTTTCTCGATCATTAACGCGGCTTTGTAGCATATCGACGCTTTCTTGCAATCCTGTACGTTTCTTAATTGCGTCGTTTCCGTCGTCCACCGCTGCTTTATAGTCTTTCAGATCCTTAACCTGATTTTTATAACCTTGTGCGATCTGCGAAGCTAATTCGATTTGCTGCTTCTCTTTTAGCGCCTTAACGAGTTCTCTCGCTGCGTCCGTATTCTCTGCGATAGCTGAACCGGTTGTACTGTACGCCTGCGCCGTTTGCGGTGCTTTTCCGATAAGATCGTCAGATAGTGAAATCGTCTTATCGATCTCGTCGTTACTTGCTTTTGTCTTATCCCTAAGACCTTGTAACTCTTCTTGTAGACGCTGCTTTGTCGCAGGATCTTCGACGCGTTTAATCTCTTCTTGTAGATCGCGATAACGTAGTAACTCTTCCGAAGAAAATCCGACTTTCGTTTTTAACTTGTCGTACTGATTTGCGACATCATCCAACGATCGAGACTGCTCGCCCAACGATTGGTACGTATCGAGATTAACTTCTTGATACTCTTCGGTTTCCTTCTTCGCCCCTGCTAACATATACGTAAGTCCGCCAACTGCTGCGGCTATTGCTCCGATAGCTAACGTATAAGGATTCGCCATCATTGCGAGACGTAACGTACCTAACGCAGAAACGACTTTACCGATATTCGTTACGAATATCATTAGACCCGCTGCCGTACCTGCTGCCGCTAATCCTGCCGCAATAAAGCGAGGATCAATTTGCGCTAATCCCGATATTAATGCCGTAGCACCTTGAACACATGCCGTAAACGCGGGTATTAATGATTCACCGATTCCGATCGCTAAACCTTCCATTGCAGATTTTGCTTGCGTCCATGCGCCGACTAACGTTTCTTGTTGGATCTTCGCAATACGTTCAGCAGTTCCGCCCGATTGCTCTAGTGATGTTTTATATTCTTGTAATGCGGGCGCGCCCTGTTTGATTAACGCTAAGAACCCCGCCGACGCTTCCGTACCTACTAATTGCGCAGCCGTTACGGTTTTTTGTGCGTCCGTCATTCCTTCCATTTTCGAACTAATATGACCGATTAATTCGGGAAGCGGCTTGAATTGTCCATTTGAATTTACTACGCTGATCCCTAATTTATCGAAAGCCTTCGCCGTTTGTCCTGTTGGATTCGCTAAAGATAGTAGCATCGCACGTAATGACGTACCTGCTTGCGATCCTTGAATACCTGCGTCAGACATTTTCGCTACTGCCGTCGCTGCATCGGTCATATCCCAACCTAACGCACTCGCTACTGGTGCAACGTATTTCATCGCCATACCTAATTGGTTCATGTCGGTATTCGCGGTGGTGAAGGTCTTCGCTAGGATATCCGCTGCTTTGCCTGTATCTTTCGCAGATAGTCCGAACCCTGTCATGATATTCGATGCGATATCCGCTGCGCTTCCTAGATCGATCGCACCTGCTGCCGCTAGGTTTAATACGGCGGGCATTGCGTCGATACTGTCTTGTGCCTTAAATCCTGCTAGCGATAGAAACGCCAAACCGTCCGCCGCTTG